GTTAGATTGGGGTCGTGAACAACAAGGTTCTGACTTCTTCCGTTCTCTCCGTGACATTCTCTCTAAATCTGAAATCACTGCGTCACAGTTCGGGTTCATTGCTTGTCTGCCTTATCTAAAACGTCAGGCAGAAGGACGTGAAGCCAAGAAAGAAGAACTGGCGAAAACAACTGTCAATTCTGAATGGATTGGTAAAGAAGGCAAGCGTGGTGAGTTTTTTGTGAAACTAACTGGTAAACGTTACCTAATTAACTACGGTTCGTATCTCTACCAGACCATCACCAAGGAAGGAAATCTTGGTGTGTTCTTCAGTCAAAAAGAATTTGAATTGGCTGAAGGCGATTGTTTCGTAATGAAGGCTACGCCAAAGCGTCACCAGATTTCGAACTTTCATGGTGGTAAAGAGACTATGTTTAATCGTGTGGTTCTTAAGGAAGTTATCGGTAAAAAGGAGCAAACATTATGAAGAAAACTATTCTAGGTGCTATTGTTGGTACCCTTATTGCAGGGCAAGCAGTAGCCGCAAACACATCAATTTATGTGCCAGTAGACCATGTTGAGCCTGTCTATCAAACTCAGCAAGTAATCACTGGTACCACAACCGTATGTGATAACGTCATTGTTAAAGGTAGCGACAACACAGTAGTGGGTACCATTATTGGTGGTGTCATTGGTTCACAGGTCGATAAGAGCAACCGAGCAGTCGGTGCAGTTATTGGTTCAGTGATTGGTGGTCACATTGGTGGTCAGCATGGAACTCCAGATAGAATTGAACAGAGATGTTCAGGTAGACCAGTCTACGAAAATCAGCAAAGGTTCATGCACTACAATGTGTTTTTCAATATCAATGGGAATACCCATATGACTAGAATGCATATCAAACCTACTGGTAATATTCTAGTTCATCTATATCCCAATTTACACGTTGATGGCGGATTTTAATGAAAGAGTTTACAGTATACTCAAAAGACGCATGTGCTTTTTGCACTAAAGCGAAAGCGTTGCTTGATAATAAGGGTAGAAGTTACCAAGAGATTAAACTTGGCAAAGACATCCAAATGGACGGTCTCTTGGAAGCAATACAGTTCTATGGTCATGGTCGAACAATGCCCATGATTATCAGGACTGATGAAGATGGTAACACCTATCGTATTGGTGGGTTTACAGAACTTGAGAAATTTTTTGCAGAGGAGAACTAAATAATGGAAACAGTTGAAGACTATAAGAAAGTCCTTAAGGAGAGCATTGCTAATGTTGTATTCACAAAAGCCGATGGTAGCACACGCAAGATGCGTTGCACACTCCGTCCCGAAGACCTACCACCCGTTGACACCAGCAAAGTTGACGCTACGCCCAAGAAGCAGTCAACAGAGGCTGTTGCCGTGTGGGACCTTGATGCTCAAGGTTGGCGTTCATTCCGTATCGACAGTGTGAAGGATTTTGACACGGAAATGTAAAAGGGGTTGACACCTCTAAATATATGATGTATAATACTTGTTGTGATAATGAGAGTGTCATATGAAAAAACGACAAACCAAAAGTATGGACGAACAGTATCTTGGTCCAGAGCCTACATGGGAAGACCAAGATACTTTAGACGAAGCGCAGTTTAAGAGCAAGTATGCAAATGCTCTTAACTGGTATAATTATTTTTCAGACCGTGCTGGCGCAAAGTCAGTCGTTCTAAAGTATCTACAGTTGTCCGAAGAGGAGAACAAAGATGCTATCGAAGCGGTCAAAAAAGTTCCCGACTGGATGATTACAAACACAGTAGCCTCAATCTGTAAGATGAGGTTGCGTGGTCTTACACGCACACCAGTCCGTGACCGTGATACCAAAGATTGGTTGAAAGAACAGTTCGATGAACTTGTTGAAAAAGCCTCCAAGGTTGTAGAAGAGAAGGCTGAAAAGAAAGAAGAAAAGCCAACTAACGTTGTATCGATACAACAGAAGATGCACGATGCGGCATGCAGGGCTTCAGAAGAAATCGAAGATGCGATTGAAGCACTCCGCGAGAACAAGTGGAAACTTGACTTTGATACCTACGCATATCTACGCAGGAACCAGGTGAAAGGTTTGATTGCCAAGCGCATACTTGACTTCTACGCAAAAGAAGCAGACGAACTTGAAGAAGCACTAACTGGCAAATGCGAACAACTCACAGAGGGTTATAGTCATTTCACAAAGGCAGACTTGAAGAACTATGCCAAGTCCATGCGAACAATTTGTGATGACATTACACGCTGGATTGACAATCAAAAAGCAACACGCAAACCACGGGCTAAGAAACCAAAGCCAATCGAAAAGCAGATTGCGAATGTCAAATACCTCAAACAATTCGATGAACTCAAACTAGTATCAGTATCACCCGCAAAGGTTGTTGGTGCGATGGTTGTTTGGGTTTATAATGTGAAGTATAAGAAACTTGGTAAATACGTTGCAAGCACAAGGTCTGGTTTTTCATTCAAGGGAACTACACTACAAGGGTTCGATGAAAACCAGTCAATACAGAAAACGCTACGAAAGCCAGAAGAGGCTTTGCAGAAGTGTCTAACGGGTGGTAAGATTATTCACCGCAAACTATTGGGTGAATTGACTACTAAAGAACAACAACTGAATGGTCGCTTCAATGAAGAAACGATTATTCTAAAGGTAACAGACTTATGAGCGTTTGGGATGGTATAAGATTTGGTATTGGACTTCTGATTGCCGTTGCGATGGTTTATCTTGTGTTCCATGCATTTTTATGGTTCTTGGCACTGATACTTGTCCTGACTGTTGTATAGATATTATGAAGAAAACAAAGGTGAATAACAAATGATTTTAGTTGACTTGAACCAGGTGATGATTTCAAACCTTATGATGCAAATTGGTAATCATACAAATGTAGAAATCGAAGAAAATCTAATTCGACACATGGTGCTAAACACACTACGGTCGTATCGAAGTAAGTATGGTGAGAAGTTTGGCGAACTAGTGATTGCTACAGACAATCGTAAATACTGGCGCCGTGAAGTATTTCCATACTATAAAGCAGGTCGTAAGAAAGCCCGTGACCGTTCAGAGATTGATTGGAATGCAGTGTTCAATTGCTTGCATCAAATCAAAGATGAGATTAAAGAGAACTTTCCCTACAAAGTTATCGAGGTCGAGGGTGCTGAAGCAGACGATATTATCGGAACACTATCCGCACGGGAATCGAAGCACGACAAGGTTTTAATTCTTTCAAGTGACAAAGACTTCCTACAACTGCAACGGTATTCTGGTGTTGAGCAATTCTCGCCAGCACTGAAGAAGTTTCTAAAGTCGCCAGACCCTATCGCATATCTCAAAGAGCATATCATTAGAGGTGATGCTGGTGATGGTATTCCAAACTTCTTGTCAGACGATGCATGTTTCGTTGAAAGTCGCAGACAGAAGCCTGTGAGCAAGAAGAAGTTGGAAGAGATTTTCCTACCCAATGAACCAGAAGACTTCTGTAACGAGACGATGCTTCGGAATTGGAAACGTAATGAACTATTGATTGACTTGACGAAAACACCACAGGCAATCAAGGATGAAATCATTGAACAGTTTGAAAATTATGAGGTACCAAATCGTAATGGGCTATTGAACTACTTTGTTCAGAAGCGATTGAAAGGTCTTATGGAGAGCATTCAGGACTTCTAAATAATGAAGTAAAGAGGAAAGACTAATGGCACTTGACATAGAACAACGAATTATCCATTTCGCAGACACAGACGGCAACACCAAGTTCGCCGAAGTGCGCCAGTATGAGCAATATACCACACTCAAGGCAGTCTTGCCTGACACGGCTCATACTGTTATCGAATTCGCTTTCAACGGATTGACAGAGGGTAACAAAGAACTCTGGACCGTTGAAATCGATGGCGTTGAATTCTCTGGCACGTTCAGTAACGCAGTAGAATTCACAAACTCCGGTCTATTCACAGAGACCATATCCAAGCCCAAAACCAAGCGGCTTGACATTTATTCCAAATAACTAACATCTAAGGGTGTATCATCATGGGCAGAACCGCCTCTCGCAAGAGTATCGAACCAGTGGTATGGTTTGATGAAGAAGAAACAAATTTCAACAAAAGTAGCCGACATCTTCGAAGAGCAAAACGACACAAGGAAAAAGCGACATTTCGCAACCTTGTGAAGGGTGCTATCGACCCGTATGAAATCGAATATGAAGACCTAGACGATTTAATGCGCATAAAAAAGTAGTTTTTGACACTACCATGCGCATAAAAGTGTTGCAAAAATACAACACTTTTTATTGAAAAAAACACTTGACAGGCTCATAAACTCCATGTATTATGAGACTGTAGTGAGAAATTTTGTTTATATTATGAAAGGAGGTCCTAATGGGAGCCGTTAAAGCCTGGGTGATGGACATTGAAGAAGAAGTCTTTGATGCTATCGGAACAGGAAAAGTTGTAACTGAAGAAGTTATCGAAAAAATCGCAAAAAAAACTGGTGCTACTATTGAAGCCGTAAAAGAGATTTACGAGGGTGTAGTAGACGAGTATTACGGAGACTGGTAATGACAGACCTTCTTAGCGTCAAAGACGTATTCTATCTTGCATTCACAATCGTTGCATTGTATTTCTCAAACAGAGATTCCTACAATAGTGGCGTCCTAGACGGCATCGAAGGCTGTATTGATGGTATGATTAAAGATGGCTACATCGACTACGACCCAGAAACTGACGAGATTTCAGCAAAAAAATCGTAAGTTGTTGTATTTTCACAACAAAAAAAGTGAAAAAAAGTGAAAAAACCTCTTGACATGGTCCTAGAACCTGTTATTATTAATCTGTAAGTTGATTGATAGGAGAAAACATTATGGCTTATA